AAAAATAAGAAGGACACCAGTTGGCTTGATAGAAGAAATACTTGAAGGTGGAAATAAAAAGAAAAAATAAAATTTAAAATTAAAATTTAAATTATATTACATATATATAAAATGGTTATGCGAATCTATGCCTCGTGGAGTGATGATGAATATGAAGCATTCGTATCTCAAGATTGGGTAATTGATGGGGATGATACTTGGTGGGAGGATTTAATTTGTAGTGATATGGAGAAAGAATGGACTTGTGATGAATTGACCAAATCCATTCAAGGTGATTTAGATGGAGGTTTAAGCGTTGATGAAATTAGGGAAAAATATCTAAAATAATTTTCTATTTTAAGGTATAGAATGGATCAAGTTGCTTATGATGAAATTGTTAGTGTCTTGGCTATGTTTGGACGACCGGATTTAATTCAAGAGTTTAAGGACAATGTATCGGTGGATGAAGATTATGTCCCCAAGTTTACAAGGAGAGATAGTTTAAGTAATAGTGAAGGTAGTGCTTGTAGTGAAAGCGATTATGAGGTTGAAATCGATGATGAGGGATTTCAAAGTTTAAAGTAATTCTTTAACTTAAATTTTTATATTTTATCATACTATACAATATGGTAAAAATGGTTGTGGAGAAAGGCACGGGTAAGAATAAGAAACTTAAAGCAATATTTTATGATGATGAAGGTAAGAAGATAAAAACGACCCAATTTGGCGATAGTAGGTATGAAGATTATACCCAACACAAAGACAAGAAACGAAGAAGTAAATACAGAGATCGTCATAAGAAAGATTTGGAGAAGGGTGATTATATGAGTGCGGGGTATTTAAGTTATTATATACTATGGGGACAATCGGCGGCATTAGATACTAATATTAAAGCATATAAAAAAATGTTTAAGTTAAACTAACATATAAAAATGGTATAAATCTAATTATGTCTAAAATTGACATATCCATTTTAAAAAGACATATAGAATTTATTTTCTTGACATCTTTTTTTGACAATATGTCTAAAATTGACATATTTAGATTAATGCTACTTTTAGTAACAATTTTGAAAGGGATTGTATTCTTGTTGAGGAGGAGCAACTGCTCTCCGTAGTTGTGCTTTTAGTGCTTCTTGCTCCGCTTCTTTCTTTAGTCTCTCTTGCTTCTCAGCCTTTCTTGATTTACGGATCTTCTCATAATTCATAATTGCTTGGAGTTGTGCTTCTTCTAAATCTTTTTTAGTAAATGTTTGTTCTTTCTTGATTATGTCAATTTTAGACATATCTTTATTATCTTCTACTTCTTCTTTTAATTGTTTCACTCTTTTTACTTTTTGTTTCTTTAATAATTCCTTTTCTTCCATCTCCAACGCTTTAGTTTCCTTCTTCTCTTGGGCTTTCTTTTTTCTTGCTTCCATCGCTTTCTCTCGTGCTAAAGCAAGTTTCGCCTTGTGTTCCTCCGTCATAGGGGGTCGCTTCTTTCTAGGTTTACCCTTCTTGGTTAATTTAACATTTGGATCTATTACTTGACTTATCGATTGAGGCATATTGAATATGTCATTAACATTCATATCGTCTCTCTTGGATTTCGCCTTGGGTATTTTCTTAGGGGACGGCGGTTCATCTTCTTCAATCTCCTCTTGGGTCTTATCCTTATCCGGATTGAAATCTTCAATTTCCTCAACTGCAACTTCACTCTCATCATCAGTCATATCATCGGGTATGAAATCCATTTTAACTTCCGGCATAAAACTCATCCTTTTATAGTATTAATCAAGAAAATAATTTCAATAGATTATTATTTTTTATTTTATTTTATTATAAATCAATTGCTTCTTTATATTTCTCTATTATTTATCATAAAAGTAGCATTAATCTAAATATGTCTAAAATTGACATATCGTCAAAAAAAGTGTCTAAGAAAATTATTTTAAGATGTCTTTTTAAAATGAATATGTCTAAAATTGACATAATTAGATTTATACCACTTATGGATTCATTTCCGGTTCCGGTTCCGGTTCTCTCACCGGTGGTTCTTCCTCCTTAATTTCAATTGTTGTATGATGATTCTTATACGGCACAATAGCCTTTAGACCATTACATATAATGGGCTTTCTCACATCCGGATAATTATCATTAAATTTCTTATTAAACATTTGAATTATGTCAAGATCAATATTGGGAGATGATTCTAATAAGTTGTCATATTCAGCACGACACACTTTCAAGAAATCCCGACAAGATTTTCTTTTCTTATGGTGTAAAGATAATTCAATCTCAATTGCTCTTCCAAGTTTAGACCAAGCGAGAGCAGAGATTCTATGACCTTCAAATGTTTCAGCGTATTTCAAGAATGATCCAAGAGTTCCAAGGATTCCACAGAAGATATTGAAACCACCAACAACTGCCGTGAATCCGTGTTGATAATCAACTGGGATGTAACTATCAACTGCGAAATTACCAACACCAGTTAGAGTTGATAAAACGATAATTGGTATTTGAAGATGTTGATATTTCTTTTTATATTTCCTTGTACTATAATTATGTAAGTAAGCATAGCACATACTAACCTCCCCCCATTCACTCAATAACTCCTCTATCTCGTCGCTCCATTCCTCTATATTTTCCGGTAAAGGTCTCGGGGTTATTGCATCCATTTTTAATTATTTATTTTTTAATTTGGATTATAATATTTTAACAAATATATGAGCGATTATAGCAATCCATTTGAAACTAAACCAATTGAGAAGGTGAAGAATGATATTCGCCAAGTCAATAAAGACATTAATAAAATCAAAACGGACTTAATAGCAATAAGAGCTGATATATCAATCATTAGGGATTATATTAAATTACAAGAAAAGAAAGATAAAGAAATTCAAAAAGGTTGGTTGTGGGGTTAAATTAAAAATAAAATCTAAATATAAATATAAATGAGTGATCTCCCTAAAATCTCAATCTTGATTCCAACATACAATCGACGTAACTTTATACCCTTCGTTTTTAGAAATCTATTGATTCAAGAATACCCCCATAAACTCTTACAAGTTGTCATCCACGATGATGGAGATATTCCCTTAATTGAAAACTATGAAGAATTTAGTTCAGCAATTAAACCCATAAAATTAAAGTATATACGAAATAAAAAAAGATTAAGTATTGGTGAAAAAAGACATAGACTTATTCAAAACGCAAATAACAATTTAGTTGTATTTATGGATGATGATGATTTATATGAGCCAACATATATCTCTCACTCTTTTGAAACACTAAAAAACAATAATGCTGGTTGCGTTGGATGTAATAAGATGATCTTTATTTATCCACCTTACACCAAGGATGATTTCTATGCTTTAGATTGTGGGGACGATAAAAAACTAATTCACGAAGCAACATTAATGTTTACTAAATCGTGGTATAATAAAACTTGTGGATTCTTAAATTCAAATAAAGCGGAGGGGTTGGGTATAACTCAATCTTGTAAATTAAAAACCATAGCACTCACGAATCCATTGTATAATATGACTGCCGTGGTTCACGGCAAGAATACAATTGATAAAGAGAAGTTTAAAGATGAGAATATGAAACTCGATTCAACTAATATATCATTTGAAGAGAAAACAAGTGAATTTATTAAAGCTATCGTGGGATATTCTTGATTCTTTCACTAAAAGGTCTATACTCTTGAAAATTATCACTCCATCCATCTCGTTGAGTAATATGGATTGGAGTGATACAATACCATCTATCTTTTGCTTGTAATGATTCAATATATTCATCATTATTATATTTTCTATTTTCCGGTTCACTTAATTTTAATTCAATACCTTCTTTAAGATTATCAATTAAAGTATCATAATAATGTTGTTTCACTATGTAAGCGTGAAAACAACTCGCTCTTATAACTCTTGCTAAATCTCTTTCAACTTGTTGCGGTTTTAAATAATTCCAACATCCAAGATACAATACATCAAAATCATATTTAATAAATTTATTGAATTTAGATATGATTGAATTTTTACCTTCAATCTTAAGATCATCCTCAAAGATAATAACATAATCCCACCCCAACTCTTTCGCTTTTTCTAAACAAGCAATATGAGATCTCGCACAACCCACTAATGGTATTTCGTGAGTAATCGCATTAAATCTATTTGGTTTCTTGATTCCAAGTTTCTTGAGTTCTTGTCTTGTAATTAAATCTCTTTCCTTTCTATGTTCTAGATTGATGTAAAAGTGTTGGTTCATTTATATAAATTAAAAATATAAAAAAAATATATATTATACTTATAAATGGAGAAAGCACCGCCCAAGGTTTTCAAAGTGAAAGATCCCGACCCCGATGATAGATTTAGTGATATTCATCCTCACTTACCTCAACCACCATCACTCTTATTAATTGTTGGTTCGGTAAAACAAGGTAAGTCCAATCTATTAGTAAATTTATTATGTAATCCCGATATGTATAAAGACAAGTTTGATATAGTGAAAATTATAAGTAACACTCTTAATGCTGATCCCAAGGGTAAATTAATGAATAAATATTTTGATTGTGAAGATCATTATACCGATGAGATGATTACGGATTTAATTGAAAGCCAAAAGAAATATGAAGATTTTGAGAGACCAACAGTTGCTATGATTTTAGATGATATTTTAACTAAAGATTTTAAAAAGACAAATGCCGTTAGTTTTCTCGCAACAAGATTCCGTCATTATGGTATTGGTTTACTTGCTTTCACAACTCAATCTTTCCGTGCTGTTAGTGGTTTAATTCGAAACAATAGTAGTGATGTAATTATTATGAAGCAGCAGAATATGAAAGAGTTAGAAAAACTAAATGAAGAATATGGGGATATGTTCCCAAATATTTTTATGGAGTTATATAAGAAAGCAATTGAAGATGCTCCATATAGTTTCTTATATCTTGATTTACAAACTAACCCAGCATCCGCATACATTAGATTTGAAACCAAGATTGCCGAAGGTGAAAATAAATTATTTTAAATTTATGAAAAATAAAAAATAAACTATAATTATAAAATGGATTTGTATGGGTCGGGAGCAAGTATAGCACAAGCCAACGCACAAACTCAACAAGCAAGGGAGATAAATGAAGCGACCCAAGATTTTAATAATTCTCTTGCGGAGCAGTTAGATAATGCTAAAACTGCTGAAAATGAAGAGCAAACCGATATAAATGTTAAAAATATGGCTTCTGTTGTTACTTCGGGTGGTAAATTAATAGCAAGTGCTGAAGCAAGAGACGATGTAGTTAAGGCAGCACAAAAGTTAAAAGGAGCACCAAAAGCAATTGTATCCAAATCACCATTTAAATTAGGTGTTGAAAGTAGTGAAGATTTAAGACCGGTAGTACAAAGTAGTGCTGATGTTGCTGAAGGAGCCGCACAAAGGGGGGCAGCAATATTAGCGGGTGAAGGTGTTGAAGGAGGGGGGGCAGCAGTATTATCAAGAGCAGCTCAATCATTAGCAAGTGGTGAATTACCTAGTGCTGGAGCAGTAGCAAAAAGTGTTGGTTTTAAAAGTGCCGAAGAGTTGGGTGCTGCTGGTTTTGCTAAAGGTGCTCTTGCTGGTATTGGTGGTGGTTTAGATGTTGTGAAAGATATTGAGAGAGGTAATTTTGGATCTAATTCAGCACAACGAATAGGTAATATTGGTAATATTGTTGGTTCGGCATTAGAAGTTGCTGGTATTGTAACTTCTTTTACACCATTTGGTTTGGGTTTAGAAGGATTGGGTGCTGCTATTTCATTTGGTTCAGCAGCAATAGAAACTGGTGGAGATATAGCTGAAGGTAAAGAAGAAGCAAAAACAACTGAAAAAGATATTACATCTCAAGCAAGGGGAGATGTTGCTGCTGATGTTGTAACTCAAGCGGTTGGACGCACTCAATAAATTTTTTTAATTTTTTTTAAATTTATTTTTCATATTTATTTTATATTTATAATTATAAAATGAGTTCTTATTGGCGTAATGATGAGAAGATTAAGGTTTCGCAGACCCAAGTTTCTATTCCATCAACTAATGGTCGGTCATACACGGGGACTGCCGGTCAGTCCGGTCGCCGTGTAGATTTTGAAATTCCTCCAACTGTTAAGTTTATGGATGGTAAGAATTCTTACCTTCAGTTCGATGTTAAAGTTGCTCTTCCGGCTGGTGCTGACCCAACTCGCATCCACTTAGACCCATTCATCGGGGGTCAGTCGGTAATCAAGAATCTAAGAATCTACTCGGGCAATCGTGCTGTTCTCCTTGAAGAAATTACTGAATACAATTCAAAGGTTCAAATTCAGTATTCTTATGATGCTGATGATAGTATGAGAAAGATGAGGGCATTAAAAGAAGGTTGCTTAATTGATACGGTTGAGAATCGTGGGACGCTTGGGACTTCGGTTTCTACCAATATTGATACAAGGACTAACCCATACTACAAGCCGGTTGGGACTGTTCCCGCTGCTCGTGATTGGGGGACGGCTGATGATTTCTTGACTGCTAAACTTTCACTACCAATACACGCTGGACTATTCGCTGATGGTGGAGACAAGATCTTCCCAGTTATGTTGACAAATGGTTTATTTATTGAAGTGGATCTTGAAGACCCAGCACGATTCTTGAAGCAGTTGGATAGTGTAAACCGCCATCGTAGAATGAAGCAAAATCCGGTGTTTCACGGGATAAATGCTGCTGGTGGTGCTCTAACTATTGCGAATGCTACTAACCGAGACACAATCTTTTTAGCAAAATCTAATAATATGATTAGTGTTGAAAATTGTCCTTTCGTAAAGGGTGAGCGTATTGGTATTTGTTCGGCAACTAATCCCGATAGTGAATGTGCCCTAACTACAACGGATGCGGGAGGTCAAGCATATCCGAAGATTACTGATATTACTCTTGATGGTGGATATGTAAAACTAACTCTAGAAGAGTTCCAAAATAGTGATACTGGTGATGGTGTAGCCGCAACCTCAAATAACTTTATTGTT